TACAAGCCAATCTTTTATTCTTCCAGGTAATTCACGAATATAATCTATAAGTTGTTCGAACCATCCTTTTTTCACATCTGCGCTTTCTCCACCACCACTAAAAAATGACCATAGCTTTTGGACTCCAATGATAACTTGTCCAAGGGGGGTCTGATAAAGGAAGATATTCCATACATTTTTAAATATATTTCCTATGAACATAATTGTTTTAGAAAACCATCCATCTTCTATTTTTGATTTTGCAAAGACTTCAAGTAGTAAATCAACACCTGCTTTAATCATTCTAAACGGTGCCAAAATTATATTAATTGCTCTTTCAACAGTCCACATGATGCCGCTAAGAAGCTTTTCACCTACTCCACCTTTAATTGAAATTCCAAATAAACCCAATACCCAATCAGAAATCCATCCTATCAACTTAACAGGAAATTTTATAAAATCTTCAACGGTCTTCATTAAACCGCCCTTGATTTTTGTGATGATTCCACCTTCAGTTTTCATGAAACCTTTAACGAAACTAATAAGGCTTAAAACAATTTGGAGTGGCCATCCAAGAACTCTGAAACCTTTAGCCAAACCTGTAACAAACTTACCCAGCAGTGGAATGCTCCTAGTGAATTGTGTTACCCATCCCATCATTTTGGCTATCTTGCCTGGTTTTAAAGATGCTGCTTTAGCAAAAAATTCACCTATTTTATCAAGAACCTGAGCAACTTTTTTAACACCTTTTAAGGCTTTCCCTAATAACTCAAATGGTAAAAAAAGACTTCTTGTAACAGCACCAATTGTAAGTCCAAGTGCAAACACTGCTGCTCCAAGTATCACCAACCATGGTGGTTCTTTCTTTTTCTTAGGTGGTCTTTCTTCCATTAATTCTTCTTTTCTTCTTGCACCAAAAAAATCTACAATATCTTCTAATAATTCTGTCTGTTGTTCCATTAATTCATATGTTGTTGCTCTTTGTTCTTCTGCTTCATCATCTTTTAAAAGGCTTTTTGCAAAAGAACTATACATTAATTTAGTAGTACTTGCTATAAGTGTAAAAGGTGACATTATAACTTTAGCAAGTAACCGTCTTCCAGTATCAGCCTTCTTAACTTCATCTAAATCAACACCAGTACTAATTGATAAAATATCTCTAATTTCTTCTAATCTATTTGTTATTAATTCTGTTCCTTTTGCAGTTTTGGCAATATGTCTAGCTGTAAATTGGCGAAGTGGTAACATTATTCTACCCCAAAACCCAAGTTGTTGTGTTTGTGCCAATCTCATTAATTCAATATCACTAGCCATTCTTCTATTAATAAAACTTACTCTATCAATACCAGTTACCATATCTGTAGACCTTCGGGCTGTAATATCTAATGGGTCTCCAATCTCTATATTTGCGGCATTCATCTCTTTTCTTAATGCCATCATTTGTTCTTTCATTTCAGCATCTTGAGTGAAAAGAGAACCCTTAGTTGTGGCTTCTTTTGTTAATTCACTTATATTATCATCAATTCTTTCCTCTTCTGGTGTTGCTTCTATCTTTTCTTTTTTTCTTGGAATTAGAGATTTGAATACTTCTTTAGTTGATTCAGCTATTGGTGTAAATATTTTTCGTACACTACTAAATAAATTCATTAAATTAGAACCAATTATATCTGAAGTATGTTCACCTAATATACCAGATGCTTCTTTCATACCTTCTTTCATACCACCATGCATTATAGGAACAACAGCCTTAAAATTTTCAGCAATACTCGGACCAACAATATCAGCTACATTACTACCCATAATCTGAGAAGATTCTGTCATACTTTCCTTAACACCATCTACCATTGTCTGTGAACCCTCAACTATGGCATCTTTTATACTTCTCTGTGTTCTTTCGGTTTCTTCCCTCATAGCCATACTATTATTCCATAACAATTTCTGCAACTTTTTTATAGCTGTTTCATTAGTATTAGTTTTATTTGGTATATTTTGTTCTTGCATATCTTGCTCCTAATAAAAAAGTCTAAAGAAAGTTCCTGTAAAAGAACGTCCTTTAGACCCTTTTATGATCCGTTGAAATTAATCAAGCGAGACTTTCTTAAAATATTATATATTAATCTGCTACTTCTGGATTTAACGCACCCATTCGCCTCATAATATCCATAAATCTTTGTCTGTGATACAATGCATCCTTTCTTAATTTTTCTAATCTATTATCCACAACCGTATCACCTGTTTCGGTTGAAAGTTTTCCTACAATTTTATCTAAAATATCTTCCAACATAACAATAGTTCTTTTAATACTATATTTGAAGAGGTCTTTTATAAAGCTTTCCACTATCAAATCATCATTTGATTCTTTAAGATATTCTTCTATTTTTTTATCTACATCCATTTTATACCCCGCTAATTTTTAATTAGTTAATTGGTCAGCTTCTGCTTTCAAATCTCTTATTAACATATTTAAACAAGCTTCTCTTTCAAAATCAGTCATATTATTACTTTCTAAGATACTTATACCCGCTTTTCTAGCTAATTGATATTGTTCTTCTAAAATATCTTCTAATTTATAACCACTAGTGAATAGGTATATTAGAAAAAAAAATTACTTACTGGAATATCTTTTTTTTCTTCAAAATCATTACAATGAATACATTTGGTCATATATGTAAAATCAGTACCAAACTCGTTTTTCTCAAACCATTCAGTAACTTTAGTATAACCATCTTGTGTGATATTATTTAATAGAAATACTTTATCCATTAGATTAATATCTTTTTCTTCACCATCAGGTGTTATAATTGTTTCAATTACTTGTGCATAAGTGTAAAGCGTCACTTCTGCCATTTTTTGTGTTTCAGTAAGGTTAGGAAGCTTATCAACTAATTTAAAGGCTTTTATTTGGTTTCTTCTTCTTATATGTCCTATTTCAACCGTAATATTATCATCAACTTTAACCTTTTTACTTAATCTCTTATCAAGTTTAGTTATAGCTAAATTACTTAAATCAATATATTGAATTGATTGTGATTTACACTTAGGACATGTAAAATCAAATTGATAAATTTTGCCTTTGGTTTTCTTCCTTAATTCCACAAGCAAATAGAATCTATCTTGAAGATAAAGTTCTGTAATATCAAAATCCTCTGATATTACAGATGTTGTAATTAATTTATCTAAAGCTTCTTCTATTTTTGAGGGTCTTTTTTCACCCTCATAAACCAATAAGCTTTTCATTTGTCCTGTTGTTATTGGTTTAAATTTAATTTCTTCACTACTTCCAGGCAAAATACAATCGAATTCATACACATTAACAAAATCTTTAAAACCCATAACACAATCTCCTTTTTATCATTATTTTTTGATAGAAAGTTTTATACTAATTTCTATTAAAAATTGCTTTAATATTACATCCTTCACAACTTTCTACAAATTTAAATGTTATATTATGATTTCTACTTCTAAAATTTCCTCTTTTTATTAAATAGAAATCATATTTTAATTTTTATTTATATTCTATTATGTGCCTTTGATATTTAAAGGTAACATCAAATTGTGCAACATCAGTTGTTGCATAATCCAAAGTTAATGCACCAATTGCTCCTGGCCATGCATCTATTAATGTATATTCAATAATAGTTTTCCCATCAAGACCCAATAATTGAACCTTCTGGTCTCTCATATAATCAACAGGGTCTCCATGAACATTAGTTTCAGGATTATGAATCATATCTGTCCATTTTGTAAACCATTCATGAATTTTTGCTTCTTGGTCAACGTTAAAAGAAACAGTCCAATCAGCAAACGTATACTTTGATGCCATTTTGAAATCATATCCCTGCCAATTCACCAATGTTTCCTCTAGTGTTACTTCTGGTAAAGTAGTAGACCTTACAAGATAAACACTTTGGTCCTTATTAAAAGTTCCCGGAATATTTGGTATCATATAAAACAAATATTGACGTGCTCCGGCTCTAAAGTTATTTTTAAACTTTGTTATATCAAATGCATCAGGTTGATTTTTTTCACCCATTTCTTTTTAATCCTCCTATATTATTAAGCTCTCATAGCTGCGATTTCGGTAAATGATGCACCAGTTTTTGTAGCTATAAAATTGAGGACTATAAATTCTGCTGCTGTTGTGGGTTTAATATAAATATCACACCAAAGTTCACTTCGGGCAATTCTTTCCGGTGTATTATTTGTATCGTCACAAACTACTAAGAACTCATAAATACCTCTTCTAGCTTGAACATCTCTTAAGAAAGGTGTAACCATATCTACCAATGTAATTCTTGTAAGACCAACATTAGGTTCAAACAAGAAATACTTAGTTGCTGTACTAATTGCTTTTTCTAGAATCATAAACAATCTTCTAACATTAATTCTATTAAAAGCAGAAGTTTTTGAAAGCATTGTTTTTTGACCAAAAACAACCTTTCCGATACCAGCAAAACTTACAATTGGATTAATACCATTCTTATAAAGTATATCTCTTTGTCCAAGGTCTGGATTCCATGCAAGTCTTCTAATATTAAATAAAATTCCTCTATTAAGACCTGCTGGTGCAAACCAGGGGTCAGTAACATCATCTGTATTAGCAAAAACACCAGCTACATGACCAGATGCTGGAACCCATCTATATTTTTGATTCCATTTATCATAAATTTCAAGCCAATTTCCATAAAGGGCTGCATAGCTTGAATTTTCATTCAAATTAGGATCGACAAGACCTAATCTCCAATTTCTTAAGTCTGTTGCTTCATTTCCTGAATTAAAAACAACTGAAGCATATGGACAATCTAAAACAGTCATAGCATCTTTTCTAATTTCACAAATACTAATTAGATAACTTTTAACTGTTTCTGATTTGTTAGAATCAATAAATAAATTAACATCAATTTCATCAGCATTTGCATAAAGGTCATATGCTGTCTGGATTGTTCCATCACCAAGTGAATCACCTCTGTCATTAGCACCTCCAGCAAATTGTTGAAATGATGATGTGACAATAGAAATATCTTCATTTTTAAACGAAGCATTTAATACAATCCGAATATAATCCGATTGTTCATTAATAACAGTCTCAGCAAATCTTGAATAACCTTGGTCATCAATTTTATTTTCATTTGTACTAACATTAAAAACCTCCACAGTAGACCATGTACTTGATCTTTGACCCTTTTCTTGAACAACTACCAGAAAATCTGTATCATCTTCTAATTGTTCATCGATTGCTATAAAAGTTGCATATGTATCCCATCCACTATTACCACCAGTAGCCATTTGGCTAAATGAGCTATAATCACATATAGCTAAACGAATATTATTTCCCCATGCACCTCTAGAAGCTGCAATAAACCACATTGGAGATGGGCCAGATACAGTAACTTCACTAGCAAATTCATCAGGGTCTTCACTACTGAAATCACTCAAAATATAAGCATTATCTGTGTCAAATGCTGTAAATGATTGACTAACCCCACTTGCGGCTTTAGTTCCAGAAAAATTAGCTGAAACTGGCATGGTTCTTGTACAATACAAACTATTTCCATATTTTAGAAAACCTGTACATGCTAAAACATCTTGATAACAAGCTGCTACATCTGTAGGTTCACCAAAAACACCAATAAGGTCATCTGTATTTGTGATTAATGTTTTCTTTTTTTCCGGCCCCTTATATGTATTTCTCAATACTGCAACACCTATTGACGTTGCAACGGCAGGAACCGTTGTTGTTAAATCTCCTTCCTTGACATCAACAAGGGGTGAAAGATAGAAAGCCATATTTATTCCTCCTTAAAAATTCTTTGTTCCTTATTACTATTTATCACTTCTGTATTATTTATAAAAACTGTTAAGAATTTTACGTTTCTCTTATTTCAAAATAATCATAAGCGAAATTTACTGTACTTTCTAGGAGTGTTTCACCTTCTCTATGTGTAAGTGTAATTTCTCCTAGCATATTAATCCATACATTTATAAAATGAATACGTAAGACCTCTTTTCTAAAATTATCCGTTACTCTAAGAGTAGCATCCACAACATAATTAGCAGGGTCTTCACCGAATTTATCTTTATTATTATTAATAAAAGTAATCCATCTATAAAGAAGTTTCCAATTATTAAATTCTGAATCAACAATAAAATTTACTGTCCATGGATCAAATGTAACATTTCCACTATCAGATTGAAATTTTGCACCCATCCATCTATGTTCAATACTATCTAAATTTAGGCCAGGAATTATAGTTCCATATATATTTAAAGAAAATTCTTCCGTGGCATTAATGGCTGTTTCTGTTGGTATTAATGGAAAAACTAATTCATATGAAGTTGGTGTTGCTTTATTTACATTAATATTTATACTCATTAATCAAACACCTCATATTTATAAAGTATTTCACCTGTTTCGTCTTTACCAAGTGCTTTCATCCATAATGATTCGGCTTCATGACCACCACCAGAAGTATACTCAGTTTCTGTTCCCAAATAAGTATGTAGTCTATCTTCTTCATCATATATTTTTGTAATAACCTCTTCTACTAAACCAGTTTCACCCACTGGTTGGAATAGAAAACCATGGACCATAAAATCCAAATTCCATTTAATAATTCTTCTTTCTTCATCTGGCATTTCAAAAACTATATCTGGGGCTGCTGACTGAAAAAGAACCTTAACTTCAAAATATGTATCCATTTCAGGAATATGAATTCGCATCATAACATAAGGTGCAAAATATGGAAGAATTTGTTCAAGAAGCATATCTATATCAACCATATGTAATGACCAAATATTTAATTGAAACAATATGTTATATGGTATTGGATTTACATAACGTGCAATAGAACCACCAGAAGTATCAGTTGATGTTGTTATTTTATGATGTTTATTTGTCATCCTTTCCGGTGAAAAATCCATACTATTTATTTGTGCAGATAGAATAGGTAAAAGTTCATCATCTTTTCTTTCATTAAGCCAATAAAAAACTTTTTGTTTTGGTGCAAATTTCAATGGTACTTTGACCATTTTAATAATTTGACCAGTTTCCTTATTATATCTAGCAACCTGTAAATCGTTGAAAAGATCGAGAAACTGAATGATCGTTTTCCTTAACGATTTATAATAATAAAATTGTTTCATAATAATTTTTTACACCCTTTTCATTTAAAAACCATAGACCGACTCATCCACGTCAGTATAATCATCGATTTTATCACTTTCTTCTTCAATCCATTTATTGTCTCCATATGCCGTAAGAGGTTGTGTAAGTGTAGAATCAAGATCAGATGAAATAACATCTGCTGAATCACTTGTACTTGATACTCTATAGGGACGGAGTACAAGTTCCCAAATCATTTTCTTTAATTGAAATATATGTGCTTCTTCTCCAACATCAACAATCTCATATGCTCTATTATTCCATAAAATTTTAACTACATCCCCTGGTTTAGGGTCATAACTAGCACTAACATCCCTAGAAAAGGTTGTCTTAGGAATAAATCCATACTGAATCATATCCTCAGAGACAATTCCAAAAGTATTTGTCATAGATACTTCTTCTGTTAGTTCATAGATCAATTTGGTTGTTTTTGGTGAAAGGTATGCTGTTTCCGTGGTTTCACCATAAAGTCTATCCATTTCTATACTTTGGTCTCTAATATAATATTCTATTACAATTCCGGCTATATCTGTAAATTCTACTACAGTACTGTCGAATAATTCATGTTCAGGATTGCCATGAATATCATAAAGTTCCCATTTTGGTTTTGTTTTATCTGTCATTTTAACTCTGTTTCTTTAACCATGTCTTAAATTTTTTCATTTCTTTTTCACAATTTGCTACTACCTTCAATGCCTCTTTATATTTTCCATTCATAGCATATTCTACAGCAACTCTAAGCCAATCATCCATACCTTTAAATTGTCTGCCATCATCGGGGTCTTTACCCGCTGTAAGTTCGGAGTATGTAAAACCTCTCTTCTCTGATAATAAATGATCTTGTATTTTTAATTTTTTCAGATGTTCAGATTGCTGTTCATTAATATATTTTTCTATTAATTTTATTATATCCATTTTTACCCCACTTCGATGCCATATCCAATATAGCACTCTTCTAGCCTCAAAGATTCATCTAATCTTTCTTTTTCTTCTTTACCTTCACTTATCATAGAATCACCATCAAGAGCAATTCCTGTATTTCCAATCGATGTAAAATTAGCAAATTTATTTCTTATTATACCAAGACTAATTTTTGAAAGTGCTGTTACATAATCCAAAATCCATCCGGCACCATAAAAATGAAAATCATTAACATCTTTATCAAAATTTTCATTATCAATTGTGGATTCTGTAATCATATATGTACGAAGTAAAATCCATCCTGGGGAGATATATACACCACCAGATACTGGGGGTGGTTGAATTTCTAACTGATTTGAATATGGATGATATTTATAATTATATATATCTATTAAATATTTATTTAATGTTTCAAGGAAATCTCTAGCTATATGATAAGATACAAGAGTAAAGCTTCCTTCTGTAGATAAAAGAGCATCAAACAATCCTTGATTATAGAGATAATTCTCAACTGTAAAAAGTGTATTAATTCCACCAGTTGAAGTATGTGTATCATAACCTATTACTTCAATGACACCATTAGGTAAATCGTATAGATGTTGACCTGCTGAAAGCTGAAGAGTAAAAAATACTTCTTGAGTTGCCTGTCCTGTAGCCCATTTGATAAATTTATCTCTAGAATAGTCAATATGGTCAAGGATTTGCATATCATCCAATTCTACTTTAATCATTGGATGTCCTAATCTTCGCTTTACTTTCTCTAATAAATCACTTCTTGTCATAATTTTAACCTCTCCACGTATATATTTATGAAAATGTTATTTAAGTTAAACTTATGTCTCTTAACCAATCCCAATTATCAACAGCATCTTCAATATCACTAAGAACACCCCAAACATCTTCTTCATTATCTCTTCCATCAGCATATTTTTTTAATTCTGCCCCTTTTTCAAATATATTCATTTCAAAAATAAAACATGCCCAATAAAGAGCTGAAATAAGGTCATCTCCTTTATCCATACCAAAGAATTTGTTCTTAATTTCAACAAAAGCAGTAAGTTGTTCTAATGTATTTTTATCGACAAGTATAAGACAAAAATCTTCAATTAATTTTTTCATAAGAAGAACTGCTTTTGGTTTGTTATTTTTTTTGGCTCTAATCCCTAAATCGATTTTTTTAGAACCTGTACTAATAAGATTAGGATTTTCATGTTCCCATTGAAGTCTTGTAACAACAGCAGCACCTTCTGCATTATTTTCACACATGATATATCCACTGTTATAATAATAACTTAACCTATTTACAACTTCGGCAAATCTATAAACATCAATTATATTACTTTCAAAAACAGCAACTTGTTTCATTGTAATAGGTTTTAAAGAATCAAGTCTAAGAATTTGAACTGTAGATGCATTTTCTCCTGTTCCTTTCGCAACATCAACACCAAGAATATAGATATCCCCTTCTTTTGGTTTCTCATAAATACGAAGTTTTCCAGCAAGGTCAACAAATTCTGGCTCAATCCAATGAGCTATAATATTTTCAAGAACATCAGGGTCTATAACTGTACTTGTAGAACCTAAGAATTCTACAGCAAATTCTTGTCTAAATTTTTGTTTACCTAGATTTCTAATTTGTTCTTTTGCCCATTTTTTTGTTCTTCCAGGTACTGATTCCCATGATACCTTCATATGAACAAATGAATTTTCATTTCTTTCAGATTGAGAATATAGCCTATGGAAAATATTGAACATCCCATTTGGAGTAGATATGATTATAATCTTGGATTCTTTAGATGCAGAAATTGTTGGATAATTTGATGCCCAAAACTCTTCAGCTTGATGGGCAGGAACAAATGCAAATTCATCACAAATCAAAAGATTAATAGTTTCACCACGAAATGCATCTTCTGATGTGGCTGAAATCTTAATTTGTGAACCATTATCAAATGTTACAAATGTTTTTGAATATTCAGAAACACCAGGCTTTAACCAAACAGGAAGGCTCTCATACATCCTTCTAATTCTTCCCAAAATCATCTTTGAGGAAGATTCTTTATTTGAAACAATTCCAACAATCTTATCATCATGAAAAATTGCATACCATAAAGCATAGACAGAAACGGATGTGGTTTTCCCACTCTGTCTGGATAGTAGACAAATGTTGAATCTATGGTTTTGGAATTTTTTTAGAAGCTTCTTTTGATATTTATAGATATATTTTTTGAAATAAACTTCACCATGGTCTGGATGAATTATTTTTACATATGGTATAAAAGTATGGACACTAGTTGTACATTTTTGTAATTCTAGAATATGATGTGGTTCATAATCAAATTCCGCATGTGGACGTTTCACAACTTGAGAATATTTTACAGCCATTAAAAAAAAAACCTCCTATTCTGTAAGTATTTATACAAAACGGAGGTACAATAATAAAATTCTTATCTTAAAAGAAAAAGGCCATAGCTGGTGGGCTATGACCTATGAGCTTAACCAAGGAGGATCAATCCTGGTTATTTAACTTGTTTCTACTATTTGAACTTTTTGACCATCTGCTACAAAACAATATTTTTTATTATTATATATTGTTTTTAGATATACTGGTCTATTCCATAAATTGTAAATATGCTTTAGCGTTTCTTCAGCATATTTTGGTTCAAGATTGGGGCCAGTATGTTTATGTTCCATTAAAAGTATTCCGGTATTATTATGATTTCCATTTCTTACAATTATTTTAGGAATTCCACTATGTGCAAAACTTTGCACTATAAGGTCTCTAACTTCTCTTGCTTTATGACCTGTTCGAACATAATCTATATGTGTCATTGATTCTAATGGTGCAAAAACATATAGATTTAATTCATCAATTAAATCAGGTGTTAAAAAATCTTGCATAAAAAACCAATCTGTATAGCTTCTCAGTACCTCCATAACCCTTTCCATACCTTTCATTTCTTTAGTATCCCACTCTTCCTTTGCTTTGGTATCATGACAATTATCATAATCATATCCATGCTTGCCTTTATTCCATCTTTCTTCTATATCTTCCCACATTTTGGAACCCAAAAGATATGGATTTAAAGTCTGTTTATGTTCAGCTTTTACCAAGGCGTTTGAATAGTTATATTGACCATGTTCATTTTGTGTCAATAAACCCTCTTTAAAAAGTTGATTCATTATTTTCTGATGAATAAAAGTAGCAAATCCTTCATTCATATAACGAGTTTTGATAATAGGCCAATAATATTGACCTTCAATTCTGAGAATCTCTAAAATATCCTTATGCCAATCTTCTAAAATCCCAGAATTATCAATAATATATCGTAACAAATCTTCTGTTGGTACCACAGGTGTTCTTAATTTGATTTGCCTCCACAGTCTCTGATTTTCTAGAGCAATATCAACTCCAGGTTTTTTATCCATATCACCATCATATTCTGTAAGGTCTGCAAATTCTGATGTCTTTGGTTTCTTCAATAATTTTTGTTGTTCGAAAACTCGCATTCTTTTTTCGTCTTCGGTTTCATTATCAAAAGGATTTGAATGTAACTGAAGAGCATGTCCAGCATCGACAATTGTTTCAATTTCATCAATTCCAAATCGTCTTTCATACTTGTTTACTCTTCTATTAGCTTCAGCCATAAATTCAATGATATCACGTCTGGATTCCTGGAACCATTTATTCTCAGTAAAGAAACCAACATGCCCATAAACATGAGCGAGAACAAGTGCCTGAACAGCAAAAGTATTTGAATTCATAAGATATGCTCTTGCCGGATTACTATTTATAACAACCTCATAAGGCAATCCGGGGTCTATATTCTCATGAATTGTTCTTAGCTTTTCATAATCTCTTCCAAATTTCCAATTAGAAAGATTAACAGGAGACCTATATGCCATAATTTCTAGCATTTTTTGAGTAGGAACAATATCGAATTCAACTGGAATACATTGAATCCCCATTTCATCAATAAGAATTTCTTTAATCCGGTCTTCAATTTTTATCAATCTTCTTAAATCATTCTTTTCCATTAGTTTTTCCTTTTCTCAAATAAGAAATGTTTTAGACAAGGATAAACATGCTGTTTGTTTCTTATGATACACGCTAAAAAATGCAACTCACTATTCTTATAAAACTCAGTTCCTTGTTCTTCCATTTTTTTGAACTTAAAATGTTTCTTAAAAGCATCGAGCAAATCACCACTATATGAATGGAAAGCTGCCTCTGAATCCAGATTAATTTCAGTATAACCAAACATATTAATTTTCTTTTTTAACATTTCTTGTACTGAACGTACTGTTTTAACAGAATCAAAATCTTCACCATCAGATATATACATTGAATAAACATTCCATTCAGCAACAGGATATTCAGTATCAATCAGATAATTTGCTTTATCAATAGCGGTATGGCAAAATGTACCACCAGATTCACCCTCATGGAAAAAATCATGTTCGCTCACAATTTTGGCTTCTGTAGTATGTGTAATAAAACGAATTTCAACATATTCATAAGTCTTCTTAAGAAACTCTACAAGCCAAAAAAGCATTGACCTAGCCAGATATTTCTTTTCTGTTGTCATTGAACCCGAAACATCCATCATAGCTAAAACAACAGCATTTGAATGAATTTCAATATCTTCTTCAATTTGTTTATATCTTAAATCTTCATCTTGGATATAGATAAATGGTTCAACCGATTGATCTACTTTGTTTTCCGTAACAATAGTAAGTGCGTCTTCAATATCACCTTTAGCTTGTGCAAGTGCTCTATTTGCATCATCTTCACTACATCCTGTCTCTTCTATAATTTCATTAACAAATGAAGCACTTCGTTTAATTGACTCTTTGAATGTTCTTTTCTTATGAATTCTAGCATTTGTACCTTTTTTAGAAATTGATTCAAATTTCCATCCTTTGGGTACAAGTTGTTTGGCTTTGGTTTTTTCTTTAATGTAAGGCAAACCAAGGTCTTCAAACATTATATCAATTAAATAATCGATATCAACTTCAGTCTCAAGAATATCATCACCTAAACGGTCTCCAGGTTTTCTATCCTTTTTATTTCTTTTTTCCTTACTGTCAATGATATCTCCTTTCTTACCTTCACCCTGACCAACACCACCACCACCATTGTTACTACCATAAACAAATCGATAGTCTTTAAGACCTCTTACAGGTATCCGAACTTTCTTTCCTCTTTTCTTAGTAATAATGGTTTCTTCTGAGATTACATCTCTGATATTTTTACGAATGTGGTCATCAATTTTCTCTCTATGACGAGCAGCATCCTTTTTTCCTTTCTCACTCAAACTCCAATCATCATGATCTACAATCATTTTATCTCTCCCATTTACAAATTATTGCATCTGGAATTTCTTCTTCTATGATTTTTTCAACTATGTTCCAATCACCACCAGCAAGGCTACATCCTATTTTATAAGGGATGTAAATAGGAAGATTCAATAGTCTTGTTACACCTTGAAGACATGTTCTTAAGGCCCTGTAATCAGTATATCTTTTACCCCTTCCATATCCACCCTGACCACAAAGATTAGCAACCATTATTCCAGCATCAACAGAAACTATTTGGGTAAATCCTAATTTCAGTTGATTCTTTTTGAAGGCATACCTATAAGCATCATAGACATAGGGCCATTTTTTTCTAATCGAAAAGGCTAAACCTGCACCCATAACACCTTTGCAATTTACTTGGTGACAGATTAGCCCTTTTTCAATCTCAAGAATATTTTTTCTTATTACTTCCATCGACAATCACAAATTCTCGTTTGGGTTTATAGATATGTTTATTCCCATCCAGGAGTTTATACATCATCTGTCTATCGATATAATGTGTTGCCAAAACCTTATATACTTTGTTTGTTATTTTATGCTTCACTTGCATAAAATTTATTCCTCTTTTCGAAGAATTTCACCAACAAAGGCCAACAACATTTCACCACAATGTTTGCAATAACCACGTTTTTCCAACAACCTAACTGCTGATCTTCTCCTGATTTTTGCCTTTTTGGATGTAGTTGATTTATCAGCTATTGTTAATGATACTACATTCTTAAGGTCTCCAAAAAGCTTCTTTTCAATAGCTTCTTTTAGTGGAGCATAAGACTTAAATGTAAAACTTTCTCCACGTTCTAAAGCTGTTGATTTGTATACAAAGATTCCATTTCTGAACTCAGCTTTTGAATTTATCGGAACTGAAATTATTTCCTCAATTGACCGCATTAATTTTTCATCAGGATTTGAATATTCTTCTGTGATTGAATCATAGACTTTCTCTTTTCGACAATATGCTTCAGCATTCATTATATAATTCTCGAATAGAGACTGTGCTTGGTCATCATATGCACTAAGAAATGCAAAATTGACTTCCTTTTTGGCTTCTTCTTTAAATTCTGAGCTAACAGAATCCTTCTCACCTAAAAGAATATTCAGATAACGGGATTTGTCTTCATCAGATATTCCAATATGATGGTCAAAATTTTGCCTTAATGCCCTGATAATATCAATTGGATTGATACAATTTTTCTCTTCCTTCATTCCAAGAGCAACATTAAGAGCATTAATGATAAATCGGGGTGAAACACCATTCATTCCTTCACCCTTTTCTCGACCTTCTTGAATCAAGGTCTTGACATCAATTTCCTGTTTTTTAAAATCTTCAGTAACATCACCATTATAAAGCTTCATTTTTTCCAATAATGAAGTTACTTTAGTAGAACTTGCAAGTCTTGAAAGAACCGCAAATTGAGCAGCTATCTTTAAAGTATGCGGTGCGATATGGATGGTTTTAAAATCAGATTCCTTAATCAATTTTTCATAAATCTTAACTTCATCGTTTACACGAAGATTCCACGGTACCATAACGGGATACATTCTATCATGCATGGCCTCATTTTTCTTTTCAGCCTTGAATATATCGAATTCAGTTTGATTTGTATGTGCCAAAATCAATTCATCAATATACATCTGAGGAAAACCTGGAGACTTGATTACCTGTTCTTGTGCTGCTGTAATAAGAACATATTGAAGCTTGATATCGGTTTTCAACAACTCAATCATTTCAATCATACCACGGTTTGCAATTTGCATTTCACCGTCAAACTGATATGCTCTTGGGTCTGTTTCACCAAATCTTGCGATTTTGGACATGTTAATCCGACCAATTAATTCGGAAACATCTTGTGATTTGGGGTCTGAAGGTTGAAATGTACCAATACCAATACGTCTTTGTTCAGAAAATACAACCTTTTCAACAGGAATTTCATCCCATCTAACCACACCATCTTCACCAGTATGTTCTGAATCCACGTTTGATTGACATACAGGACAAACAACACCTTCAATCTTTATACCAAGTTGTCCTTCCCAATATTCCCGGTCAGCTAAAGGAATAAGATGTAAAGGCTCTTCATTGATAGGACAACCTTTGATTCCATATATTGGTGTATCATCATTCTCAAGACCTCTCTTGAAAAGCATGGCAAGTGTACTTTTACCCGAAGCCACAGGTCCAACCATAATAAGGATTCGTTTTCCTGTTTCTGTCCTACGGGCAGATGCTTTTAGGAATTTCATAAGGTCATGAATAGATTCATAAGTACCAAAAATCTTTCCATCAAAAAACTTATACTGTACAAGGTCTTCATAACCCCTTATTTTCAAAGAAGAATCAACTTCTCTGGTACCATATTTCATAATCATATCATATATTCGACCAGAGGCAAATTGAGCAATTTTTGGAGCTTCCCTAACTAAATAGAGATAATCCAAACATGTACCTTCCCAAGGTTTGTGTTCTTTACCCTGTCTTTGTTCCAAAATCACATTTCTGAAATCTTCATCATTCATCATAGTCTTTTCTCCCTATTTTAGGTTATTTTCCAAAATTTATCTCATTGTACCATATTTTAAACCTTTTGTAAATCATTTTTTTCTTCAATCTGTAATCTTTTTTTACCATCCTTTAATATTTTCATAATTGATTCACGATCAGTTACAATAATCTGTTGTTTGGTTACACCCCCATTTCTACGTAAATCTAACTGTTTAGCTCTAATTTTTAATTCTATAGCCTTCAAATCTATTATTTGCTGTTTAATATCTATGAATTGTTCATTATATTGAGATGCAATTATTTGATTGGCTGAATTTGTGACTGAATTGATTAATTGGCCAGCGACTTCAACTAATGCGGCTGAAAAACCACCTTTTTCTCGACTTTCCATGGTTTTTTCCACCATATTAAGAATTCTATTAGCTCTGGCAATATTATCTTTCAGGATTTCTTGAGGATTGTCAGAAACCTCAATATTTTCAAGGTCTTGTTTTATTTCTTTAGCATCTTTCTCAATGGATTCAATATTAAATTCTTCATCTAATCGTTTAATATCTAATTCTGGCATAAAAGTCCTCCAATAGTTAACTCTATTATATAGTAATAAAACTGAAATGTAAACTAAAAAAATCTATGATTTATTATATTATATTTTATATTACCACAGTCCCAAATTCTATCCCATCCATTTCTTTGCATTATTTCCCATTCTGTTCCTTTTCCTTCTAATTTATCTCTTCTGAAATTGAAACGATGGTATCTTCTTGTACCATCAGTATTATTCCTTTTGAAGTACCAATAATTAGGTTTTGTATATCCTATCTTTTCAAATCCTATTTTTTCATAAACATTTCCAATACTCCATCTTCTATCTGCAAAAGAAAAAATTTCTTCCCATTCAAAATTTCTTTGAAAATATTTTAATAATCTAGATGCTATTCCAACTACTGTTTTAGATGTACAAAATCTTGAAAGTTCCCATATATTACTCTGTTGGTCTTTACGACCTTTAGATAAAGAAGGCTTTGAAAATGTCATTACAGCGACTAATTCATAATTATAATATGCACCAATTTTAATTCTGCAAGAAGTATATCCCTGAATATGGATTTTTTCTATAAAACATCTTGCAGTTTTAGTATTAATTTCTGTAATATAACAATTTCTTGCATAAATTTTCTTTTTATTAAATCCGAGAATATGCTTGAGTCTTTGTTTAACTATTTCTCTTTTATTGACCCATTCATCTTCAAATAAAGTTAATAATTGTAAATCTTTATTTAAGCATTTTTCTAATTTGTTGAGATGATAAAATTTATCTTTACCATTATTTTCTGAATGCCAATATAATCCACAATATTCAATAGCTATTTTCTTTGATGGTAAATAGATATCTAATTCTTGAGGAAAAATTATACTTCTTACATTATATTTGAGATATAGATTCAAAGAATGTAAATATTCTTTCAATTCTATTTCTTGTTTAGATATTGATTTAGAACAAGATGGACAACGACTTTTTGAATTCCAATAATTCCATGTTGTTACATGTTTATGACCTTTAGAACATATATATTCAAGTTTAGATTTACTATTTTTATAATCTTTTTTAGAAGTAAGAAGTATATAACCTTCTTCCTTCATTGATTCCATAATTTTTTTATATTTTATTTTTGCATTACCTGCACATGTAGGACATCTAGATTTTCTTCTATCCCAATTATCCCAGGATACTGAATGTTTATGTCCAGAAGGACAAATATAAGACATTTTATATTTTGCATTAATATAAACTTCATCTAATAATACATAACCTTCTTTTTTGAAGGATTTTTTAATTAGTTTAAAATCTACAGGTGCATTATGTTTACATTTTTTACATTTTTGACCATTATTCCAATGTGCCCAATCTATTTGATGTTGATGTTTTTTATTACAAATGAATCTTATTTTTGATTGATTATTTTTATATTCAGATGGTTTACTTAAAATTATATATCCTTCACTTTTAAATGATTTAACTATTTTTTTGAAATCCACCTTTTTCATATATCTACCAATATTTATACTAATATCGTAATCAGATAAAAAACCTATGATTTATTATACATTAATTAGATAGAAATGTAAACCAATAAAAAAAAAGCCCTGTGATTTTTTATTATCACAGGGCCTTTACTATAATCTAACTATACCTAATTACTGTGTATTAAGGCATGTCTTGTACTGTTATCTTATGATAATAATTTGCAGCGCCGAATATATGGCTATGCACGGCGTATCTTGACATAAGACCAACTGCCGGGTTAAAAGAGTCTTCAAATGTAGCCTTGCTAACCAATAACTGAATATATGGTAGGTAAATAACACCTGTATCATACTCAGATGGTCCTTTATAACCTAGAGTTGCATCGGAAGTTGTTCCACTTGCGCCTACTGTCTCTGTAGCGAATGTATCACGATAAACTGTGATTCTTCCATCCAGAGAACCTAGTCTTGCTACACCAGTTATGGCTGTATTGACATCAGCATTTACGGGTGAAATTGTAAAACTTGACATTGCTTCAAGGGACGCACAAACAGAAGGTGCACAAATAATAAAATTAGCTGCACCACGTCTTGTGAGTTTTGCAATAGAATTAGCTTTACGAATAATCTCATTGTAAAGACATCTATACTTCTCAGCTTCCCATCTACCATCAGCATTTGACAAATATGACCATGTTGATGTATTTGCAACACCATTAATTGTATCAACTAATTCACGATCAATTTCTGCTGTGATTTCATAAGCCAAGATGTCCATCATTTCTTCTTCAAGATCAAGACCATGCATTGCTTTAAGGTCTTGAGCAACTTCGAGTGACCAACGGCTTCTCAACTTGCGAGTTTCTGCTTCTACTTGGGCCTTTTCGACTGTCATGTTAACTTCTTTGATATGAGTACCAGCACCAACACCGATACCAATATCTCCACCAACACCTGAACCAGCTTTTGAACCAAGAGTTTCACCTGCTGTTGTGACAACTGAACCCGTATATGTCTTATCGATTGTATTAAATCCAAGTTCTTGACCTGCTGGTTGTCCTGAATAAGTTGAACCTGCTCTGAATCTAAGAGCAAAAGCCAAACCTACAGGGCCTGTTAAAGGTTGAACACCAACGATTTCATGAGCAATTAACTCAGGAAATGTTCTACGTACCATGGGAATAGCAATCTTATGAAATTCACCAGAAGTTGCATATCCACCTGATTTATTGAGCATTTGCTCTGTATATCCACCAGCTTCATGGAGATAATTGTATTCATTCTCCAACATTAGAGCAGTACTTTTCTTGACTTTAGGGTTTTTAATCTCAACACCCTCAGTGAGAACTTCTTCCCATTTCTTAATAAGTCCTTTTAAGTCCATTCTAACTATCCTCCTATTTTATTTTTACTTCTTTGTTTCATTTACTACGCTAATGAAAAGGGATTCGATGAAAGCTTAAAACTTGTTTTCTTTAAGAATTTTCTTCCATTCTTTCACTGATTGTGCAAAAGGACTATCATCTTCGTTGAGGTTATCAGCGTCTTTATCTTCTATATTACCTTTTCCTTCATCAGCTTTCTTATCCTTATCATCCTTGTTATCTTTGTTATCTTTGTTATCTTTGTCCTTGTTCTTGTTCTTTTTCTTTTTCTTACCGTCTTCATCATCATCGTCATCATCATCATCTTGCTCACTAATCTTAGCTGTCTCTACAACAATATCAAATTTCTTATCAATTTCATCTCTGTCTGTAGTATCACCAAGAATTGTAAGAACATGAGCTTTTTGAGATTCTGTAAGACCATCACATTTCTCTCTGAGATAGAGGGCTGCTGCCAATTTTTGACCATCAAGTTCTAATTCAAGTTTTTCGGCTGTGGCTTCATCCATTTTTTCTCTTAGAGTAACAATCTCGTCTTTGGCTTCTTTCAATAAAGCCTTGACTTCATCATCAACAAGTCCTTCATCAATTCCCACACGAATTTTGAATTGTTCAATCAATTCACTATAAAGTTCGCCTTTACGAGCAAATTCAACAATCTTTTCAGGAATTACGAATTCTTCCTCTAAGATCGAATCAACAAAGTTAGAAAATTTAGATGTAATTTCCTTTTTGTACTCTTCAAACTTATCTTCGTATTCTTCCATCAAGCGTTCTTTTTCTTCCGTAAAAAGAGGTTCAACTTGTTCTTTGGCCTTAACTTCGATGATTTGCTCAAGCTTTGTTTTGATTTCTGTTTGCTTTGCTTCATCTAATTTTTTAACACCAAGCATTTCAAGAAGTTTATCCATGTTTCTCTGTCCTCCTATAAAATTTAATTACCTATATTCCTGTATATATTTATGAAGATAGTATTAAAAATCCAGCTTTATATATTTTGCTTAATAGTTAAGGATTTTAAGTTGCTATTCCTTCATTTTTTCTTTAACATGTTTCTGAACATTTTTAGGTAAGTCTTTAAAAAGAATTGATTTTCCTAAATGTTTTCCTAGTTTAACAGGCCCTGGTTCTATTTGGGAAACCCCTTGTGGGTGCTCTGGATTATCAGAAAGTGCTAATGCACTTCTGTCTGAAAAAACGATAGTATATCTATCTGCTGTTTTTCCACCATTATCATATATAGCTTTTACAGCTAATTCATTAATAAGATATTTTTCAATCTGTTCTAAAATATCCATTTATTTAACCTATTTCCTTTTCGATTTCTTTCTGTGCAACTTTCATATTTTTAAAATCATTAAATTTTTTACCATCTAAATACACACGAATCTTAGAAGATAAACTAGCCTTACCCCATTTACCAACACGAACAAATTTTACTGTATGA